TCTTTACGCCGTATTTGATTGAGCAAACAACTCAGCGTGATGCCTTTTTGGCAAGCGGTGTGGTTCAACCAATGGCTGAGCTTAATGCGACTGAAGGTGGTGATTTCGTTAATGTTCCATTCTGGAAAGCAAACCTTTCTGGAGATTTTGAAGTCCTAAGTGACAGCAGTTCATTAACACCTGGCAAGATTCAAGCTGACAAGCAAATCTCTGTGATTCTTCATAGAGGTCGTGCTTGGGAAGCAAGAGACTTGGCGGCATTAGCGGCTGGATCTGATCCAATGGCTGCTATTGGTGCAAAAGTTGGTGCTTATATTGCTAACCAAAGACAGAAGGATTTACTTTCAACTCTTTCTGGTGTATTTGGTTCAATCAATGCAAATGACAGCAACTCTGCTTTATTTGCTAACTGTATTGACTCAGAGAGTGGCGATACTCCTACAGGATTAAGCCCTAAGCATGTAGCAAAAGCCAAGTCAATTCTTGGAGATGCAGGTGACCAGCTTTCTGCTGTTTGTATGCACTCAAAAGTTTATTACGATTTAGTCGAGCGCAAGCTTGTTGATTATGTCGTAGCTGGTGATACTAATGCTGGCGCAACCGCTTCTGGTGGTTCAATTGTTGCTGCTTACGGTAGCAATGGTGCTGTTCCTACTTATTGCGGTTTAAGAGTTATCGTTTCTGATGATGTAGCGACAACTGGTTCTGGAGCTTCTACTGAGTACTCAACCTATTTCTTCACCCCTGGGGCAATTGCTTCTGGTGAGCAAGCAGGTTTAACAACTGAGACAGATAGAGACATCCTTGCGAAATCTGATGCAATGGCTGTTGATCTCCATTACACATATCATCCTGTTGGTACTAAGTGGGCTGTTACAACAACAAACCCAACTCGTGCTCAACTTGAAACCGTAGGCAACTGGTCGAAAGTCTACGAGCAAAAGAACATTGGAATCGTGAGAGCGACCAATGTTTCTGCTCAGGATTAGAGGTAATTAATTATGCCTTCTCAATTTGAAGTAACTGCTGGTAAGGCTGTTGGGCCTACTACTGGTGGTACTGTTACTCAGGCGACTAACAAGTCAACTGCTGTCACTCTAAATACAGAGTCAGGACAGATCACAATGAATAATGCTGCTTTGGCTGATGGAGCAGAAGTTACATTCCAAGTAAACAATGATCGTGTAGCTGCAACAGATTGTCCTTATGCCTGTCTTGGGGCTACTGGAACTGCTGGTGCTTACACAGTTAATGTTTCTGCTGTAGCTGCTGGTTCATTTAAAGTTTCTGTTGGAAATGTTTCTGGTGGTGCTTTAAGTGAAGCTGCTGTTATTAACTTTGTACTCTTAAAGGGTGCATCTAGCTAATGGGAATGTTCGCATTTAGGCGAATGAAGGAAAGGGAGGCTGCCGCACAGGTAGCCTCTATTCCTGTTGAAGCTCCTAAGCCAAAAACTAAAAAAAAGCGCAAACCTAAAGTTTCTTCTAATGGCAATAACGATAGTAGCGACAGCAGGAGCAGCTAACGCAAACAGCTATTTAACCCTGTCTGATACACAAGATTTAATTGACGGTCTTGTAGAAGATGATGATGTTGTTGCTTGGGGAACTGCTACGACTGATCAAAAAAATAGAGCTTTATATTCAGCAACTCAACGGATTGACCGTGAAAGATTTTTAGGTGCAAGAGCTACAGATACACAATCATTACAATGGCCTAGGACAGGAGTTAGAAAACCTGATACTTATATCAATACTTATGCAACTGGGTTTCCTTTTCGTATAACAACAGATTATTTTACAGACACAGAAATTCCAGATCAAATAAAAAAAGCATTAGCTGTTTTATCTGTCTATTTGAATAACAATAAAGATGGTCTTGGACTTAGTGGATTAGAAGATTATCAAAACATTAAAGTTGGATCTTTGGATGCAACTCCTAACAATTATGGTGCTGTTGGTGCTGATCGTGTACCACCAATGTTTGAAAGATACTTCACAGGTATTAGAATTAGTGGACCTGGAAACATTGCTGTAAAACGAAGCTAATGGGAATCTCTTATCCTGCTGCAATTATCATCACAAATACGTCTGCTCATACAGGCCGATTTGGAAAAATCCATGCATTAGAAGATGCAGTAATGACTTTAGTGAGTCCAAATGTTACAGAAAATGGATCTTCTACTGTTTCAGCAATTCCTATTAAGCATGGAAGCGAAGTTGAAGGAATCTTTACAAGTATTACTTTGGCAAGTGGAACTGTTGTTGCCTATAGAGTCTAATGCCAGTAAAACCTAAAGCATTTAGGAAAGCCACCAAGAAAGTTCTTAAAGCTGTTGGTGGTGATGTAACAATTCGTAAAGTTACAGGAAGTGCATATAACACAACAACTGGAGCAGTTGGTGAGACAACAGCAGATACAACTATTAAGGGAATTGTTGAAGGTGTTTCAAGTCGAGAAATTGGAGAATTAATACAAGCTGATGACAAGCGTTTAACAATTGCTGCTTCTGATTTGGATTACACACCAAGCATTTCAGATCGAGTTGTTATTAGTTCTAAAGTTCATCAAATTATTCGAGTTAATACAACAGAACAAGGTAATACTGCTATTAGCTATGAACTGATTTTGAGGTTGTAATGGCTGCTAAATGGAAAGGCCCAAAACCTGAAAAGTTTGCGTTTGTCATTGAGAAAAGAATGAACGCATTATTGAGTCAGGCTGTTTTACATACAGACACAATGCTGAAGCAAGAAAGTCCTGTTGATAAAGGACGTTTTCAAAATAGTTGGCAAATAGGTGAAAATAGAACAGGAACTTATGATGCAGGAGAAGGCTTAGGCATATCACCACCTAAGGGAATGAATTACACGGTTGGACAGGAAAAAATTGGAAATTCTTATACCATTCATAACTCACTTCCTTATGCAGAACCATTAGCAGAAGGACATAGCAAGCAAGCTCCTAAAGGGTGGATTCCACAAATCGCAAAAGACATGCAAGGCTGGATTCAAACAAATGCAAAACGAATAGGTAAGGAAAGCGTATGAGCAGTACTTACAACGACGTTAGAGCAGCTATAGAAGGACGTATTGCTACAGAGATGGCATTAAGTCCTGCTTATCCTGTTAGTTATCAAAACGCACCGTTCACGCCTCCAAATAACACTCCTTGGATTGCTGTTTATCTTTTATTTGGAAGCAATAATTATGCAACTCTTAGACCTCCTACAACAGGAGAATCTTTTAATAGACAAACTGGAACTTTAACAATTGATGTCTTTACTCCTGCTGGAGTAGGAGCTGGAGCTAATTACACAATTGTTGAAAGATTAAAAGATAAATTTGACAGAGCGAAATTTAGTAGCATTATTTTTGATCCATCTACAGGACCGACTATACTTAAACCAGCAGAGCAAGAGGCGTTTTTTCAAACGCAATTCTCAGCTACATTTGATGCATACTTAGATTAAATCCAATGGCTATTACTGTTCTATCAGGTACGTCTGGAGCCTTGTACTACAAACCTGCTGGAACAGTAGGCACATTCGGGACTTCAAACGTTACCATCGGCACTGAAACTATTGTTGTTCAGTCCTACTTAAATTTAAAAGTAGGTGATCCTGTTCAATTTAAAGTAATCAATTCACAAACAGGAGGATCAGGGACAGGTACTCTTCCTGCTGGCTTAAGTACTGGTACTACTTATTATGTTATTGCTTACACAGCAAGTACTGGAGCATTACAAGTCTCAGCTTCTCTTGGTGGTTCTGCTGTCAATTTAACTGACGTTGGCACAGCAGCTTCACCTAATGAATTTGAAGTTTATTACGATGATTATGCTGCTGTTGGTCAAGTGCAATCTTGGTCGTTTGAAGTAACAAGAAGTGAAATTGATGTCACAACAATTGGCGGAACAGTGGGTCAATACGCACCCTTTAAAACTTATATATCTGGTTTTGCTGATGGTACTGGTAGTGCTTCAGTTTATGTAACAGATGAAGATACAGCTTTATCTAATCGAATGGTTGAGGATGTTCTTCAGCGTCAACAAGTAGGAGCTGCTTTTAAGCTTTATCAAGACAAGCAAGCAACAGAAGCTTTAAGTCGTAGCATTTCAATGGATGCTGTTCTTTTAGGAGCAACTTTCAACATAAATGCGGAAGATTCTCAAATTGTTGAGGTTTCATTTAGACCAACTAATACACCTAACTTTGATTTCTCTACTTCTTCTTGATAGTGTTATTTCACCCCTTAGTCTATTGCTAAGGGGTTTTTTATTGTCTAGATTTGTATATACAACCCCGCTTATTTAAAATGCCTTCTTCTGGGAAAAAACTCAGTCCATTAGATCAACTTAAAAGAGCAGCTAATTTAGTTGCTATTAAAAAAGAAGTTACCCTTTCAGATGGTTCTATTTTTGAATTTTGGGCAACTCCTTTAACCTTTGCAGAAAGAGAATCAGCATTAAAAGGTTCAGGTGATGATACAAATGCTTTTGCTATGAAATTATTTGTCGCTAAAGCAACAGATGAAAATGGTAAAAGATTATTCTCAGCAGGTCATATTCCAGAATTAAAGAATGAGGTTAAAGCTTCTGATCTTGACTTGTTAATGAAAGCCTTAATTGATATAGCAGAGAAAGAAGGAGAAGGAATCGACCCAAAGGGATAAAGGACTTGCTTAAAAAAGATGATCTTTTAAGGTTGCGTTTAAGCGTTGCAAAAGAGTTAGGTTATACCTTACTTGAATTAAATAAAAAAATAACGCTTTCAGAATTGTTTTTATGGTCAGGTTATTTTGAACTTTTAAACGAAAAACAAGAAAATGATATGAGGCGGGCAAAGTATCGCTAAGATCTAAACATACTAGGAAGCCAGAATGTGACCGCTTTAATTTCAACAGTTGGAATAAAACTTGATGATTTTGGAACACCAGCCAAGTTAAAGAGAACGGCTGAGGCTGCAAAACAAACTGAAAAATCTTTTGACCAGTTAGCAGGAAAAGCAGCAGTAGGGTCTAATAAATTAGGTTTGTTTGGGAACGCAGCATTAGGAGTTGGAGCAAAATCAAAGGTTGGAGCAGTAGGTGTAAAGCTTTTAGGAAATGCAGTAAAAAGTACGTTTGCTCCTTTAATTGCTTTAAGTGGTGCTGTTGCAGGATTAGGAACGGCTTTTGGGACATTAAAAGAAGTTGAGTTTGCTGCTGCAAAAGTTAGAACATTAGGAACAGATTCCAGTGTTTTAAAAAAAGAATTACAACTACTGTCTCTTGAGTTAAATCAACAAGTTAGTACTGCTGAATTAATGTCGGGTGCTTATGATGTTGCGTCTGCTGGTTTTACTAAAGCTTCTGATGCTGCCAAGGTTTTAAAAGCTGCAAGCTTAGGAGCAACAGGTGGTTTTAGTGATTTGAATACTGTTGGAAATGCGACGACAAGTGTTTTAAATGCTTACGGTAAATCTGCTGATGAAGCAATGGGTGTTGTTGATCAATTTATCCAGACTCAGAACGATGGAAAAATAATTGTTGCTGAATATGCTCAAGGTATAGGTAAAGTTGCTTCTGTTGCCGCAACAATGAAAGTACCTTTAAAAGAAGTTAATGCTGCAATTGCTCAAGTAACAGCAGCAGGTGTTAAATCGGAGGTTGCCTTTACTGGTATGAAGACATCCTTGTTAAGACTTGGTGGAGAAGCAGGAGGCAAGAAACTTGAAAAATTAGGAATAGATATTAGTGCTGCAACAATAGAGGCAGAAGGACTTTTAGCTAACCTCAAAAAATTAGAAGGTTTAGACATTAAGTCTTTAGAGTCAATTTTTGGTCAAGAAGCTATTCAAGTAATGGCTCCAATTTTGAAAAATTTAGAAAAATATGAACAACTAATTAAAAATCAAGAAAATTCAGCAGGTGCAGCAGCAGAGGCACAAGCAACAGCAGCCAATACAATTCAGGGTGCTTGGACTCGTGTTGTCAATGCTTTTCAAAATCTTTTTGCAGATCAAAATGAATTAGGTGTTGCAATAAAAATTACATTACAAGGGATTTCAGCCGCTATTGATGTGGTTGGAGCTGCTTTCAAAATGCTAATAGCTCCAATACGACTTGTTTTACAATTTATTCAAGGGATTTCAGATGCTATTGCAAAAGCATTTGGGTTAGATACAAGTAATTTGCTTCAGAAATTTACAGACGGATGGAATCAAGCTTTTGCTGATCTTACGGCTGATGTAGAAAAAGCTTCAGAGGCAGCTTACAAATGGGGCAATAGTGTTGTAGATGCATGGCAAGACACGATGGAAAGGATAAAACTTATGTGGCAAAATTTAATTCCTAACATTCACAATGCAACACCTCAATGGCTTAGATGGTTGCTAGGTATGTCAGAAGAAGATATGCCAATTAAAACATTAAAAGTAAGAATAAAAACAATAGGAGATGTTCCAGGAGAAGACACTGGCTCTTCAGGGTCAGGGTCAGGATCAGGGTCAGGTCCAAAGGGAAAACCACCAGTAGAAGATGCAAAGGAATATGCAAGTGTGCTTGGTGTTATTAAGGAGAAATGGGGAGAAATTACAGACATTGTTGCTGGTGGATTAACTAATGCAGTAATGGGATTAATAGATGGAACAAAGTCACTAGGAGAATCACTTGCTGGAATTGCTAAATCATTGGCAAGTATGTTTTTACAAGCTGGTTTCAAATCACTAATTGGAGGCATTTTCCCAACAGCAGCAGAAGGTGCTCATTGGGGAGGAGGATTCAAAGCTTTTGCAAAAGGCGGTGTTGCAACAGGTCCAACACTTGGACTTGTAGGAGAAGCGGGTGAGGATGAATATGTAATTCCTTCCTCTAAAATGCAAGGAGCAATGGAGCGTTACTCAGCAGGGGCTAGAGGTCAAGCAGTCATCCCTGGTGGTGGAACAGTTGCTTCTGGTAGTGGTGTTAGTAGCGCACCAACAACAGTGAATTACACAGGTCCAGTATTATCGTTTAACTCTGAAGCTTATGTTCCTAAATCTGCTATTCCCGAAATTATTAATAGTGCTGCAAGACGAGGTGCTCAAGAAGGTCAATCAAAAGTGATGAGTCAACTTAAAAACTCTAGAAGTCAACGATCAAGGATAGGATTATGAGTCCAGTAACATTAGTAACTTTCCTCCATATTTCGGATTCTTCTTGGAATTTTCAGGATGCTTTTCAAAATGGAAGAAGAGAGTTATTTAATCCTTTAGATGATGGATCGGGGTCTTATGTTGAGCAAAGCTCTAGTACTTTGAGTAATGCTATAAAATGGGGTTGGGATTATTGGTATTTACCTTTCCTTTATCAAGGTGCTACAAAATCAAGAGGGGGAGATAATTTAGAAGCAAATTTGATTTTTGCCAATAATCCTGTTTCTATGAATCGGGCAAGAGAAGCTGTTGCAAATAAGTGGACTGTAGAAGTTATTGTCACAAGTACAGACCCAGATATGACTTATGTAAAAAAGATACTAACTCATGATGTTTGGATAGCGGCCTCTATGGCCTATGACCCAACTCAAATAGAAGTTTTATTGAGTTCTGGAATTGACGCTGTAGGTAGTAACGCTCCAAATAGGGTTTTAACTACGGGTCTTTGTGGCCATTTACCAACAACTGGGCAAATACAAAACAGATGAATCCTTTTCATTTAATCGGTCTTCCTTATCGTTTAGGAGCTGATCCAGAAACTCATAAAGCTGCTGATTGTGTTTCCTTATCTCGAACAGTTTTGAAGCATTATGGAATTAAAAGCCAACAAGCTACTAGAGATTGGTATAGGCGTTTAAGAAAAGAAGATTATTCAATCTTCAAAGAAGAGTTAGAGAAGTGGGGAACTCGAACAGAAACCCCTAAGATAGGAACTGTTAGTCTAATCACTGTTACCAAAGGATATGGACTTGCTGTTTATTTTGAGGAAGGATGGCTAAACATATCAGAAGGGTCGGGGGTGATCTGGAGTCCTTTAGGGGCATTACAAGTAGAAGAGATCTATTGCCCGAAGAAATCCAATTATGTGAACTCTTAGGATGTAGTACGGAAGAATATTGGTTCTTTGTTGATGAAATAGAAAGTAGAAATGGTAAAAGATCAAAAGCTTATGATTTAGTACCTGATATTCAAGCGACTGGTTGGGAGGCTTGGGCAATTCAGTTGGTTATAGGTGTATCACTAACAGCAGTTTCAATGCTGCTAACACCAAAACCAAAACAACCAAAATACAAAACTCCTCCAAGTTTAAGTACAGCAGATGCTGCTGGCCCTAAAAGATTTAGTCCACAAACTGGGTTTGATTCAGTTCAAGAGTTAGCAGAACTAGGAAGTATTATTCCTTTAATCTTTACTAGATGGAGAACTAATGGTTTTGGAGGAGTAAGAGTTAATTCAAAGTTACTTTGGTCCCAAATGAAAAGTTTGGGGAAAAGTCAACAATTAAAAGCTATCTTTTTGTTATCTAGTGGAACTCTTGGGAGTAGACCTGATTTTGCAGGTTATGCAATAGGAGATACTCTTTTAGAAAATTATACAAATTCTAAATTAGCTCTTTATTTTAAAACTGAAAATATCTATTCAAGTAGATGGTCAGGAAAAATTTTATTTGAAGAAAGGTACACTGAAGGAGGTCTAATGAGCGAACATGAACTTCCAGCTCATTTACCTTCAATTTATTCAGATGAACAAGGCACTTATATAGACACTGTTTTTTGTGGAACAAGATCACCAAATACACAAACAGAATTTGGTTTATATGATCCCTTGCCTAATTCTATGAAGTTTATGCTTCCTTATGAATTAGTTTTAAAAGGAAAAGATGCTTCTAATACAGATGATATTGATAAGAAAAGAAATAAACTTGAAACTAGATTTCCAAGATATTCAGGTCTTTGGGCAAAATATCATAATGGTGCTTGGGATACAACTGAGGGAAGACAAGCTTTAGTTAAGGGAAATTCTGTTAAGTACACATTAGGAGATCAAAATCCAGAAGATTGGTATCCTTTTTTTGGTCAGTGGGGAGTAGAAGATGTTAAGTCAAGTGTTAATGCGACAAGAGAAGCTGCTGATGATTCATTATCAATGGGTGAGCAGTATATGCTTGGAACGGCTTTAGGCACTTGCACCTCTATAAATACAGGCGGTAGTGATGGTAATTCCATTTGGTCACCAGGACTTAGTAAAGTTTTTGTTTTTGAGATCACAGAAATTCCTTTTAACGAAGGTGCGGTTGATATAAGAAATTACACTCACAGTGGAGCTACTCATAATTCATTTGAATTATTAATTCCTCAGAAATGTTCTATTGCTACAGTTACAAATAATAAGTCTTGTCATGTTACAGAAATAGGATTGAAATCTACAGTGTGGAAACAGATTACAGGTTTTCCGAATGTCAACAGTCATCCAGGTTATTGGCAATATGGACATGGTTCAGGAATAGTCCATGATTATGAACAAGACAATGGAAGTATTCAACTTGGAAGCATAAATAAATATATTAAACGCCTTAGCTTTTTTAAATTGTTCATAAGAGAAGCAGGGGGTGATCCAAATAATGATTCAAGACCATGGGACTGGACTCCATTAAGTGATAAACCTTTTTGTGTAACTGGTAGAACTCCTCAAGCTCAATATAATTTCATAAGAATTAAACATCCTTTTGGCCAATATGAATTTAGGCTTGTACCTTATCCTGGTAATGAAGTAAAAGGAACTCTTTTAAATCAGTCAGTCTATAAACTAGGAGGAACCGCTGAAATTGCTGATTTTGTTGCAGGAGACAATAATGAGTTTCAGGTATATTTTGCAGGGTCAGCAGAGTTTAGATTAACACCAAATCAATTATCAAATGAGGAATGGTTTCTTGGTGATTTGCCTACCAATCCATCGGGTGCTGTTATAGGTTTTGTTGGTGAAATATTTAGCAGTGGAACAATCCCACAAAGAATGGATTGGGTCGCTGTAGAAGGCCCACTTGAAGAATATGGGCATGATTGGAAGAAAGGTTCTCACGGTAGGTTTCAACATTCTAATAACTGGCGTGTCCCACACAGATGGGATTTTAGATGGAAAAATAGTTATATAGGAAGCGTTGATACAACAACAGATTCTCGTTGGGGTGAAGAAGAGCCAGATTGGAATCTATTAACTCTTGAAAAAGACGGTTATAGATATAATTTAAGTAAAGGAAGTCAAGATGAAAGGGCTAAAATTACTAAATTTGAGTTACTACCAGTTGATATTTACCCAAGTGAATCTTGGGAAAATATTCAGGTTCATAGTGGCGAAACGCCCATGAATAAAAATTTAAGGGTTAATGTCAATAAATATTCTAAAGATGGAGTAACTGGATATAGATGGACTATTTCAGATCCTGGCCGACATTATAAATCAGGAGATAGAATTACAATACCTTATGCAGATGTTCAACTACAAGTTATAACAGACTCAGGGAACTTAATTACTGAACCTTGGCCTGCAGGACAAAATCTTAATCCTTATGATGCAGTATCAGATTATATAACTTATGACTCAGAAGTTAGCAGTCATTTGGATGGTCCTGAGCACTCCATAACGTATGTAAATGAACAGATAAAAATGGGTGAAGGGGATATGCCTTATACAGATATGGCTTTAGCAGGAATAAGAATTAATAGTTCAAAAGAGTGGAGTTCATTTAGCCAACTATCTGCATACATAAAAAGAGGTATTAAGGTTAATAGGTTAATAAATACGGACTACGATTCTACAAACTTATTCCCTGAAATTGCTTATACCTTATTAACTGATCAAACTATAGGAGCTGGAGATTTGGTTGGAGCGACCAGCGTTGATAGAACATTAATGACTAAAGCAGCTCATTTTTGTCAAAATAATGATTTTTATTGGGACGGAGTAATAACTCAATCAGAAAATCTAAGAGAATTTATTTATCAACAAGCCACTTATTGTTTATTAGATTTCACTATTATTGGTGGACGTTTTGCTCTGGTCCCTGCTGTACCTCATAATGTAGATGGGAATGGAAATCCTACGGAAATAAATACAACAAAAGCTCCAGAAATTAAAGCGTTATTTACTGATGGAAATACAAAAAATTTAAAAGTTTCATTTTTATCGCCAGAAGAAAGACAATTATTTCAAGCTAAAGTTCTATGGAGAAAAGAAAAAGAAAATGGATTTCCAGAAACACAAGTTTTTGAGATGAGATTAAAAGATCATCAAGGTGGTTCAGATAAAGATCCAAGGGAAGTATTTGATATGTCAGTCTTTTGCACCTCACAAGAACATGCAAAAATATTTGCTCAATATGCTTTAAGAGTGAGACAAAAAGTTGATCATGGGATCAAATTTGAAACAACTCCACAGGCAGCTATGAATTTAATACCAGGAGAATATTTTAGATTCTACAGCGAGGCCACTCATACCAGTCGTTTTGCTAATGGGGCAATTACAGATACTGGAGTAGTACAATCACAATCAATAATTACGAATGGAACAAGTATTTATTATTGGAAACCTGGAGATGAAGAAGTACATGGACCCACAGCTCTTAAATTAGTTTCTGGAAATGGATATACAAATATCGCTGATATGGCTTTTAGGGGTTGTGTTTTTACAGTAGCTCAAACAAATACTTCAGACAGAGTTTATAAATTAGAAAGTCTGACTTATTCAGAAGAAGGTTTTGTTGAAGTTGCTGGAAGTTATGAACCTTTAACAAGCACAGGAGGGTTAGCTGTCTTAGACTGGAATGAAGATGATTTTCTTATTCAAGGTTCTTAAATGGCTAGGACTCCCCAATCTTTTCCTGAGTTAACCCCAAGCTCTCGAAGTTTTAGCCCTGGGGAATATCCCCAAACTGTTTTTGAAGCTCAGAACGGTGCTAAAACCATTATTAGATATGGTAATAAACAAGTTAATGCCAAATTGAATCTAAGTTTTACTAATATCACGGATTCAGAGGCTTTTCTTATTCTTGAACACTATAAAGATGTCAATAAAAACTGGGATTATAGTACTTTTTCTATCTCAGGTGGATTAAAAGGGATTAACTCTGCCTCGGGATTAAATAGTATTCAATTGCCTGAAGGAGGTGCTCTTAGGTGGAGGTATAGCGGCCCTCCACAATATTCAAGTGTGTTTCCAGGTAAGGCGAATGTGAGCTGTTCTTTTGTCGCTTGTCTCGATGGGGATTAGAATAAAGCAAAGGTTTTTTAATTAAGGAAAATGGCTCAGTTTTACTCAGGGCAAGATGGCGTTTTAAAAGTAGGTGGGGAGGAGGCTGGCAAGGTACGTTCTTGGTCTTTTACTGCTAATCAAGCTGTTCTTGAAACAACTTCTTTAGGCGACAAAAATAGAACATTAGAAGCTGGTGTAAGGAGTCTTACAGGTAGTTGCAGTCTTTACTATTACAATGACACTGCGAATGTTGTCAGTGATTTATTGGGAAAAGTAAGTACTGTCAATGCTGGAGGATCATTAACTGCGGTACAGATGGAATTAAATATGACAAAAGGTGGGACAACAAAAAAGATAGTAATGGATGCCTTTATTACAAGTTATGCAATGAGTAATGCCCAAGGTGAAATAAGTTCTGCTGACGTTAGTTTTGAAGCAACAGGAGCACCTACAACATTAGATATGTAAATGACTGTATATTTCGGTTCGACTGGTTTTGTTGAATTAAAAAGAGATACGTCTGGTCCTTTTGAGACACAGTTAGATCCTGCTGATGTTAATACAGGCAAAAAACGTTTTAGTGTTGATTTTGCTTCTGGAGCGATTTTAACGGGAGATCAACTAGCAATTGAAACAGTAGACGGCTCAACGTTAGAACTTGTTCAAGGGCATAATCATCCAGATGGTAGATGGTACGTCCACGTAGACGACATGGGAGGAATGAAGCTATATAATTCTTTTGGACCAGCATTAGCAGGAGAGACAGCACAAGCTTTAACTCTTGTGACACCATCTTCTACTAAACAAGTTGCAATAAGCTCTGGATCAACAAGATATAGAACATTAGCAAAAGTAAAGGATTTTGAGCTAACAACTGCAAGAGATAACGTTGATGTAACTGTTTTAGGTGAAGAATTTAAAAGACAGTATGAAAATGGATTGATTTCGGGGCAAGGAAATATGAATTGTATTTGGCAGCATCGTGCTTTTCAAGGAGACACAATTAATATTTTGCAACCTGAATTTCCTATTTATTTAGCGCAATTATTGGTTCGTATTAAACAAGGATCAGATTTCAACGGTAAATTTTTTATTTACCATGAGCCTGCCGTCAGTCAAAATAGTGTCTGGTACGAGTGTGATTGTATTGTAACGAATGTTGCTATCACTGTTCCAGCAGCAGGAATAGTTGAAACAAGGATTGAATTTATATCAAATGGTGCTATTAGTCTTCATAATGGTCAACCTCCTTCTTACTTACTTCAGGAAAATACAGATAGGATATTGCAAGAAGATGGTGAAGGTATTCTCCTAGAAGACCCAACCTCTTAGAATGTCTTTAAAGGTTTTAATCATGAGAGGTAATTGTGGCTGATTTACAAATTACGCAATTGCCAAGCATTGCGTCAGGAAGTGTTGCAGCAACCGATCCATTAGCGTTAGCAGATGTCAGCGCAAGTGAAACTAAAAAGGTCACTGTTAAAGATTTAGTTGCAAGAGGAGTTGCTGTTATTGATGCAGCAACAATTCCTGCTACGGCACTGAGTTACCCATTAACAGCAGGGCAAATTGTTACAGCCACGCTTGCTGATAATGCAGTAACAGCAGCAAAGATAACTGATGCAACTATTACTGGAGCGAAGTTAGCTAATGACACAATTACAGCAACGCAAATAGCAGCAAATGCTATTGGTTCAAGTGAGTTAGCAGATGCTTCTGTTGATACAGCATCCATTGTTGATGCAAATGTAACAACAGCAAAACTTGCTGCTAATGCAGTTACAACAGCAAAAATTACAGACGCTAATGTTACCTATGCAAAGTTAAGTTTAAGTGATGGAGATATACCTGGAACAAAAATTGCAACAGGTGGAATAACAGCAACACAGATAGCAACGAATGCTATTACTGCAACAGAATTAGCTGACGATGCCGTTGATACAGCAGCGATTGCAGCAAATGCTATTACTGCTGCAAAGATTACGAACGATACAATTACTGCTGCACAAATAGCAGCAAATGCTATTACTGCTTCTGAGTTAGCAGACAATGCAGTAGATACAGCAGCAATAGCAGATACAGCAGTTACAACAGCGAAAATTACTGACTTAAATATTACGACAGGAAAACTAGCTGCTGGTGCTGTTACAAATGCAAAGATTACTGATACAACAATTGCTTACGCAAAATTAAATCTTAGTGATGGTGATATCCCTGGAGCGAAGATTAACACTGGGTCGATTACTGCAACTCAAATTGCTGCAAATGCTGTTACAGCAAGCGAATTAGCAGACAACGCTGTAGATACTGCTGCTCTTGCTAATGCTTCTGTTACAGCAGCGAAGATAGCAAATGACACGATCACAGCTACACAAATCGCTGCTAATGCAATTGGAGCGTCTGAACTAGCGGATAATGCTGTTGACGCTGCGGCAATAGCTAGTGATGCAGTTACAACAGCGAAAATATTAGATTTAAACGTAACAACAGCCAAGATTAACAATTTAGCTGTAACAGCAGCCAAGATTGCCAACGATACAATTACAGCAACTCAAGTTGCAGCTAATGCGATAGGTTCTAGTGAACTTGCTGATAATGCAGTTGATACAGCCGCTATAGCAGCATCAGCAGTTACAGATGCAAAAGTTGCTAGTGGTATTGCAGGAACAAAAATAACTGACGCAACAATCACAGCCGCAAAATTAAATACATCAAACCTTGATCGTTCATTAAATGTAGCGAGTGGGAATTTAGGAATTAATAATGCTGTTACAGGTGGAGCATCATCACGAAATGGGATCACATATAACAACGAAGGACTCATTACAGCAACGGCTGCATTAGTTCCAAGTGATCTCCCTGAAGCTGAAGTTGCTGCAATTGGTGCAGTTTCCGTTCCAACAGCAGGTGGTTTATCTGTTACTAATTTAGGGGCGTTAAGTATTGCAAATACTATTACTGCAATAACTCGTTCAGGTCTGACATTTAATACTTTTGGTCAATTAACTTCTAGTGTTGATTTAGTCGGCGGGGATTTACCTATAGCGACTACCAGTGTTATAGGAGCAATAAAAGTCCCAACAGGTTCCGCACCCTTAACACTAGATGCAAATGGAGTTCTTTCTATAGCAAATTCAGGAGTAACTGCTGGAACGTATGAAAAAGTTACTGTTAACGCAAGTGGAATCGTTACTGCTGGATCTGACTTAGTAGCAAATGATATTCCTGCTCTTGATGCAAGTAAAATAACAACTGGATCGCTTGCTACAGCTAGGATTGCTGATGATGCAATCACAATGGATAAACTTGGCAGCAATGCCATTTCATTTATCCAAGAAGCGCAGCCAGCAATTACTAATCTGCCAACTGGTGTTTATTGGTTACAAGAATCAACAGGGCAATTAAGAATATTTAACGGTAACAGTTGGTTCTCTGTTGGTTTTGGTCGATTAGCAGAAGAGAACCTGAGATTCTGTGGAACGTTTAACGCAACTAATGGTCTTATTGTTAACTTAACGACCTTTGGAACTAGCGCAGGATTTACAGCAGGAAATGCTATCCCAGCAGGTACTGCAAGCCTTACGGGAACCTATTTTGTATGTACTACTCCAGGAAATGGAACTTCAGTTGTAAGTGGAACATCATTTGATGTTGGTGACTGGTGTATGTGTATTGGTGCCACAGGTTGGCAAAGAGTTGATACATTATCTGGCCCTGGAAGTGTTTCAGCTTTAGATGATTTGTCTGACGTGACTATTGCTTCTCCTACTGCTGGACAATTCTTTGAATATGCTTCGGACGGTCAATGGAAAAATGTTTCTGTGATTAATGGAGGTACTTATTAGATAAGAAGCTAAGATAAGACCATCCTGAATAGGATTACTCATCCTCAAGAGTATTGCTTGCATAAGCTTTGAATTATGGCTATTAAAATCAAATTAAAAAACAGCGTCACAGAAAACGCTGTACCAACTGGAACACATCTTCCAGAAGTTGGTGAACTAGCAGTAAACGCAAATATCAATAGCATTGGCGGCTATATGCGAGCCAGTGATAACAGCATTGTAAAAATATTTGGTCCAGGTTCTGTTTCAACTCCAGCAGCTTCAACAACAGTTGCAGGTATTGCAGAATTAGCAACCTCAGCAGAGACAACTACAGGGTCAGACACGGCAAGAGTTTGTACTCCTGCTGGTGTTAAGGCTGTTACTGATGCTGAACGAACCACATCAAATAGCACATATTTAGCAAAGGCTGGTGGAACGTTAACAGGAGTTTTACAGGCAACTGCTGGAAGTAATTCGGCTCCTGCTATTCATTTTGGTGATTCAGATTCAGGAATTTATGGCGGCACAAATACAGTTTCTTTAACTGCTGCTGGAACTCAAGGATTAAGTCTTGACTT